CTACTCGTCCGTGCTGGGTCAGCGCAAGCGCGCCGTCAGTGGGATCGACCCGATCGTCACACCAGGTGGCGAAGATGCGCGCGACCAGGAAATCGCCAACGCGGTCGAAGAGCTGGTCGGCAAGCCTGCCTTCGCCGAGCTGGTGGACGACTGCCTGGACGGGTTGGGCAAAGCCTATTCCGCCAACGAGATCGAGTGGGAACACGGTGCCAGCTTCTGGACGCCAAAGGGGTACATCCACCGCGACCCCAGGTTCTTCCAGTTCGACAAGAAAACGGGCCGCGATCTGCGTGTGCGCAAGGAGGGGAGCGACGAGGGCGAGGCGCTGAACCCTTACGCTTGGGTGGTTCATACCCCCAAGCTGAAGTCGGGTCTGCCGGTGCGCGGCGGCCTGGCCCGCGTGGTGGCCTGGGCGTTCCTGCTGAAGACCTACACCCTTCAGGATTGGGCGGCGTTCCTGGAAGTCTTCGGAATGCCGTTCCGGGTCGGCAAATACGACGACACCGCCAGTGCCGACGAAAAGCGGGTACTGCTGCGCGCCGTGCGCGACCTGGGACAGGACGCTGCCGCGATCATTCCGAAGTCCATGGAGGTCGAGTTCATCGAGGTCAAAGGCGGCGGCGGAAACGCGGTCTTCGGCGCCATGGCGGATTACCTGGACAAACAGATTTCGAAGGCGGTGATCGGTCAGACGATGACCACCGACGAGGGGTCCAGCAAGTCACAGTCCGAGACCCACGACGAGGTGCGCGGCGACATCAAGCGCGCGGACGCCAAACAGCTCGCGACCACGATCAACCGCGACCTGATCGCGCCCTTTGTCGGGTTCAACTGGGGATGGGACGTGACCCCGCCGGTCGTGTCCTTCCCGGTGGAGGACGAAGAGGACATCGAGGCACTGACCAACGCGCTTTCCACTCTGGTGCCTCTGGGCCTTCGCGTTGCCACCGCAGACGTCAGCAAGAAGATGGGGTTGCGCGTTCCTGACGATGGCGAGGACGTCCTGCAGGTCGGTCAGACCAATGCGCCGGCAACACCACCGACCAACCCGCAGACTGCATCTGCCCAGCCTTGCCCTTCCTGTGGTGAAGTCCACCGCGCCAGCGCCCAGGATGACGACGACCTGGTGAACGAAGCCCTGGCGAACTGGGAAGCCGACGTGGGGCCAACAGTGGGTCTTGTTCTGGCGGCCGCCAAAGGGTCCGCCTCTTATGAAGAGTTCCTGGCCGAACTGGACAAGATCGAGCCGAACATGGGCGCCATGGGTGACCGGCTGGCGATCGCCATGATGAAGGCACGTGGCGACGGCGACACCGATGGCTGACCACATCTTCACGGAAGCCCCCGAAGAGGTTGTACGGTACTTCGACGCCAAGGGCACCGTGCCTTCCTTCGACTGGCGCGAGCTGGCCCCGCATGAACATGCAGTCGGTTTCACGGTGGCGAAGTCGGCCGGGTTCGACGTCCTGGACGACATACGACGCGAGACGCGCAAGGCGATCGCCGAGTTCAAGGACTTCGGATCGTTCGCTGACGAGCTGGAACCCATTCTGCGCCGCAAGGGCTGGTGGGGCCGCAAGATCGTCGAAGGTCCGTCGGGAAAGCAGGTTGTCCAGCTTGGCAGTCTGCACCGGCTGCGCACGATCTACTGGGCCAACACGACCACCGCCCGCGCCGCTGGCGAATGGGAACGCATCCAGCGCACCAAGCGCGGCCTGCCCTTCCTGATCTACGAGTTGTCGGTGGCCGAAAAGAAGCGCCCGGAACACCAGAACTGGGTGGGCGTCATTCTGCCCGTAGACCACACATTCTGGGCGACGCACTACCCGCCGAACGGATGGCTTTGCCAATGCCGCGTGCGTCAGATCACCAGGCGCGAGGCCGAGCGCCTGGGCTATGACCCGGAAACACCTGGTCCCCAGGTTGTCACCAAGCCCTGGCGCAACAAGGTCACCGGCGAAACTCACCGGGTGCCGGAGGGCATCGACCCCGGCTGGCACACCAACCCAGGCGCCACCAGGGCGCGTAACGTGCGCACCTTCCTGGGCGATCGCCTGGATGCACTACCGGACATGGCTCGAAAGGCGGCCGTGCGCGACGTGGTTGGCAGTCCACAGTTTCGCGCGATGCAGGCAGGTGACTTGCCATATGGTGGCGCGGCCGATCGAAGCCCGGCGAACCTGGAACGCGGTAGCCTGTCCCTTCCCGTCGGAATGCTGACCGATCGGCTGAAGGGCATCATGGGGGCGAAAACCCGCCAGGTGGTTTTGTCGAATGCCGACGCCCATAAGCAGCTTCGCAAGCGGGTGACAAAGGGTGGAGCTCAACAGCTATCCGCCGCGGACTACGCCAAGCTCCAGGCCATGATCGAGGAAGGGCAGGTGTTCCAGGAACAGACCATGGAGCGAGACGTGATCTTGCAGATGATGTTCGAGGGTAAGCCCTGGCACGCGGTCTTGCGGATGACACGCGACGGATCGGAGATCTACCTGAAGAGCTTCAGGAGGGCGAACCGCATTGGCGGCGAACGGTTCATCGAGCTGGATTGAGGGAAAAGGCCGGGGGGTCGCGACGCCCCCGTCGGGAATATACCCGATCACGCGATTGACGGCCTCACCTTTCAGGTAGCACCAGGCGCACCGATTTTCAATCCCACCCCCGGATTTGCCCCCTTTTCAATTTTCGGTCTGTGGCGAGGTTCACCCCCGTTTCCGCCCCCACCATAGCCAAAAATCCGGCGATATGGCTCAGCGGCTTTCAAAACGCTTTCAAATTCGATCCTGATCTGAGAGTAAGGGGGCAATTCCCGACATTTTCGAACTTGCCCTGGACGCCGCCTTTCGGGGTAGCACGTGCTACCCATGTCGTGACTGTCCACCTGGTGCATTTCTCGCACCATGGAAAATCGCAGCGCAACCCCCAATTTCGTCGTCCACCTGGCGAGCTCGACCCACGAGGGCACCTTCCTGGAGAAGGCCCTGGCGTTCGACCTGGACATGAAGACCGGCAAGGCCGAGGCGCCCACATGGGTGCAAATCTTCCCGGCCGGTCCTGAACTGGCCGCCCGTGACGGCCGCACCTGGAAAATGACCGACCCCGACGCGTTCGTGGCGGCGCAAAAGTGTTCGAAGGCCCAGCCGATCCTGGTGGACTTCGACCACCTGTCGTCCTTCACGCCCGAAGAGGGCGGCGACCAGACCGCCGCTGGCTGGATCGAAGAGTTGGAAGTGCGGGACGGGCAGGTCTGGGCGCGTGTCGCCTGGACGGTTCGCGCCGCCGCCCAGATCGCCGACCGCGAGTGGCGCTTCGTCAGCCCGGAATTCCTCGCCCACAAGACGACCAAAGAGGTTGCGGTGCTGCGCGCCCTGAGCCTGGTCAACCGCCCGGCCTTCGACATGGTCGCGCTCGCTCACGAACAACTGAAGAAAACCGGAGACACCCCCATGCTGAAATCCATTGCCGCCGCCCTGGGCCTGAAGGACGACGCGACCGTAGAAGAGGTCATCGCCGCGATCCAGGAAAAGGACCAGGAACTGGAAACCGCCCGCGCGTCGAGCGTGCCGTCGCTCGACCAGTACGTGCCGCGTGCGGACTATGACCTGGCTCTGGCCCGCGCCGACGGCGCCGAGGCCAAGCTGACCGAGAACGCCGACAAGGCGCGCAAGGATGAAGCGACCACGCTGATCGAGAAATGCGTGACCGAGGGCAAGATCGCCCCGGCGTCCAAGGACCACTACCTGAACATTGCCACGCGCGACCAGGCGGGGTTCGACATGGTCAAAGAGCTGGCCGGCACCCTGCCCAAGCTGACCGACACGCCGGACCTGGACGACAGCAAGCCGAACGCCCACGGCCTGACCGACCTGGAGCGTGAAACGGCCGCCAGCCTGGGCCTGACCGAGGAACAGTTCGCTGCCCAGAAGGCGACCGACAACGCCGCGCGCTGATCCGCGCCCAACTCACCTAACAACCAAAGGAGCCAATCATGGCGACGACCGGAGAACGCAACACTCAACGCCGTGACGGCATCATCTGGAGCTTCGATCTTGCCGCCGGAGCGAAGATCAACCGGGGTGCCCTGGTTGTCCTGGACGGCGGCCTGGCAAAGCCGGGCCATACTGGCGCTGGCCTGGTGACCGTCGGTCATGCCGAAGAAAGCGCCGACCAGACCGCCGGGGCCACGCAGGTTCGTGTTCGCAAGGGGAACTTCCTCTATGCGAACTCGATTGGCGCTGACGAGATCACCGCCGCCGACATCGACCAGGACTGCTACCTGGTCGATGACGAGACGGTCGCCAAGACCGACGGCGGCGGCACCCGGTCCAAGGCTGGCGTCATCCGCAACACCGAAGGTTCGGGCGTCTGGATCGAAATCTGATCCGCCCCTGATCCCCTGTAACGAACAAGGAAACCAACATGCCCGTCCGCAAGCACATCACCGGCGCCCAGCTCATGGCTCTGTCCACTGGCTTCAAGGCGCATTTCAACGCCGCCTTCAAGGAACTCGACCCCCTGTGGCGCCAGATCGCCGAAGAGGTCAAGTCCACCGGCGCGAGCGAGAACTACGCCTGGCTGGCGCAAATCCCTGGCATGAAGCGCTGGGTTGACGAGCGCGTGATCAAGCGCTTGACCCAGAAAGCCTACATGATCGAAAACGAGCTGTGGGAAGACACGATCGCCGTGGCGCGCGTCGCGATCGAGGACGACAAGACCGGTACTTTCGCCATGGCGTTCAAGGGTATGGGTGAAGCCGCCGCGACCCACCCCGAAGAGCTGATTTTCCAGGCACTGGCGGCAGGCTTCGACAGCCCCTGCTACGACGGACAGAACTTCTTCGACACCGACCACCCGGTGACCGTGAAAGGTGAAGAGGTGTCGGTGTCGAACATGACGGCCGGGGCTGGCCCTGCCTGGTTCCTGTTGGCGACCAACCGCGCCGTGAAACCGCTGATCTATCAGAACCGGTTCGACCCGGAGCTGGAAGACAAGACCGATCCCAAGTCGTCGGACCACGTCTTCAAGCAGGACGAGTTCCTGTATGGCGCGCGCTCGCGCGGTCAGGCGGGCTATACCTACTGGCAACTCGCCCACGGGTCGAAGGCCGACTTGACGGCCGAGAACTTCGAAGCGGCCCGCGCGGCGATGACCTCGCTGAAGGGCGACGAAGGCCGTCCCCTGGGCATCGTTCCGAACCTGCTGGTGGTTCCGCCCGAGTTGGAAAGCAAGGCCGAGAAAATCCTCAAAGCCGACAAGGTCAATGGCGAGGACAACGTCAACAAGGGTAAGGCGGAAATCCTCATGTCGCCCTGGCTGGCTGCCTGATCAGGGGCCGGTTGATAGAGCGGGCCGCGCGTCGGCCCGCTTCATGGAACCGACCACAGGAGAGACCCATGGCTTCCCGCAAGACCAACACCACCAAGGCCACCGCCAGTAAGGATCAGACCGCCAACCAGGACGCGTCCGAGGCGAAAACCGACGAAGACGGCCAGTTCATCGAAGTGCGCACGTCGAACCCCGGTGGCCGCCGTCGCGCTGGCTACAAGTTCGGCAAGGACTGGAAGCGGATCGACGTTTCGGACCTGGACGAAGAACAGGAACGCCAGCTCGAAGCCGACCCCGCGCTGACGATCCGGCCGGCCCAGTAACTCCGGCCGCTACGACCGATCACCAGGCGGTGCCGCATCCTGCGACACCGCACTACCGCTAGAGGGAACCCATGGCCTACGCGACCATTTCCGCAATCCAGACGCTCTATGGCGCCGCCTTCCTGGAAGACATCACGCCCCTGGACGTGCCGGACCCTGACGCGGCTATCAACAGCGCCTTGCGCAGCGCGTCGGCCGAGATCGATGGCTATCTGTCGGCGCGCTACACCCTGCCTTTGGCAGGCTCGCCTGAAGTCCTGGAACGCCCGTGCATTGACCTGGGGGTCTATATCCTGGCGAATTCCCACGCACGGCTGACCGAGACGATCGAGAACCGGGCCAAGGAAGCCCGTTCGTTCCTGGCAAAGCTGGCCGAAGGCAAAGCAGGCCTGGGCAAGGACGAGCCCGAAGCGAAGATCGATGGCGCTGACCAGGCGAGCGCGTCTGGCGCCGCCTTTTCTGCCCAGCCCCGCAAGTTCGGCCGGGGGCGCTCCTGATGGTTGCAGCCGTGGAAGTCCAGATTGACGGGATGGATCGGGCCGTGAAGGCCGCGAACCGTCTGTCCGGGTTCGATCGGTTCGACCTGCTGGACACGATCGGCCGCTTGATCCAGCTCCAGACCCGCCAGCGGATCGCGGTCGAGAAAGAAGACCCCGACGGCAACGCCTGGAAAGAGAATTATCAGGGCACGTCGATCCTGAAGAACACCGGCGCGCTTGAAGACAGCATCGACTATCACGTCGGCGCCCACGCAATCACGGTCGGGTCGTCTCTGGTC